GAATTGCAGGCGGGCAAATGAAACGATATTGGAAAACACCGCCGCAAATGATGGCTGAGTTGCAAAGTGAATTTAACTTTGATTTTGATCCATGCCCACATCCGCGACCGGATGACTTTGACGGGCTGTCTGTCGATTGGGGCAAGCGCAATTGGGTAAATCCACCTTTTACGGGTGGCGTCATGGCCTGGGGCAAAAAAGCACTTGCAGAACGAGATCGAGGCAACATGAGCGTGTTGATCTTGCCCATCTACCAAGTGCGCGCCATTTCAACATTAGGTGAAGCCGGTGCCGAGATACGGTATGCAGGCGCGCCGCAATGGTTGGCACTAGAGGATGATGAGCCAAATCCCGTGAAGCCGTCCAGTCGTCAGCCGTGCTTACTCCTGATTCTGCGGCCATCGGTTCAGGATGGTGGCAAATGACCCTATCACCCTGCAAGCACTGCGGCGCCGTCGCCCACTACGCCAAAAGCGTCACAGACCCGCACCTATGTTGGTCGGTCGCCTGCTCTAACCTGGACTGTGGCATCAGCACACGCAGCTTTTCACAGCAGGACGTGGCCGTGGAAGTGTGGCAGCGGACGGCATACAGTCATCGCAATGGTGAGGTGGGGACGCCCACAACGCATGGCAAATACTGGTTCGACGGCATTCGTACACACGCTATCGGGGCAGTCAGCGTGGCGGATATTGTAACCGTCGGTGAGGATGGCGAGATTGACGCCGATGCGTACTGGACAAGTCCCGTGTTGGCGTGGGATGGCAAATGGTGGGGGCCGTTACCGCAACCTTGGGATGATGTCGAATGAATGCGGCTTCCATCTGGACTGGCCACGTCATCACACCGGCCGGCGTTGATCTACGCGCACGACCACACGCAGACGCACCGGTGATTCGCACCATTGTCCACGGTGACACGGTGCTGGTGCATGGCTGCCCGTGCGGCGACGATGGCCAGTGGTATGCCGTTACGTATGACGGCAGACAGGACGGGTATGTGGTGGCAGATGGGATTAGCGGGGAGGCAACGGGTGTCAATGACCTGGCTATGGAACAACGATAGATCAACGAATGATCAACGCTTCGTTCAACTTGCCTATGATGTGGCGCGGCTGACCAATGCGCTCGACGCAGCCACGCAGCACGCTACGGCGATGGAGCAACGGGTGGCGCAACTGGAAGCGATAGCCAAGACACAGGCTGAGCAACTGCGTGCGCTAAATGTGCTAGCCATGAATATGTCTACGGTATTACGGCAGTACGAGGGGGATGGAAGATGATTACAACGTTGGCGTTTTTGGTTGGTGCGTTTGCCGTGTCAACGTTGGCGTTAGGTCTGTTCGCGTGGTATCAGCGGCAGCAGATTGCTGTGCTGGAAGACATCTGCGCCGGCATGGCCAACGGGCAAGTCAAGGCTGTGCCAATGGATGAGTGGGGCGAATAGTATGGAAGCGTGGACTATTGTAATCTCTGTTGCGTTGTCGTTCGCTCTCTTCGTCATCGCCCAGCGCCAGGGGTGGGGTTTTACCGGCACGAAAGAGGTGCGAGAATTGCGGCAACAGGTGCAATGGCTCACAGGCGAGCGCAATCAACTATTGGCAGACCTGGCAGCAGCCAACCGGCTTATTCAGGATCTGAGAAGTGAATTAGACGAATTGCGGGCGCAGGTCGTCAAGTCTAAGCCGCATGTAGTCGTGCTTGGCATTTGGCCAGTGTCGAACATTGATTCCGGTAGCGAACGTGACGCCGTGTATGATTCCGGTGTTGAATACCGTGCGCTAACAGGTGAATCAGCGACCCGCGCCAACATTCTGCGAGAGTTGCGGATCGGCGGCATTACTGCCATTGAAATCGGCAGTCACGGTGATGCAGAACACATTATCATTAACGACCTGCAACTGAGTGCCGGATGGTGGCAACGGGTGCTAACCGGGCGCGGTGTCAATGTGGCGGTCATCCTCGCTTGCTTCAGTGATCACAGTGTAGCTGACGCCATGAAGCGTGCCGGGATTCAGCATGTGGCAGCTGTGACGGGCGAAATAGAGGATGCCGCCGCCGTGGAGTTTGCGCAGCAGTTCTATCAACTCCATGCCGCCGGCATGGATGTTCCACGGGCGTTTGATGAAGCTAAGTTGGCGTTGGATTATCGGCAGGCTGAAAAGCTGGTGCTGCGATAGGAGCATGATTGTTGAATTTTGCGTCAACCTATGCTACAATGTTGTAAATGAGAACGTTTCTCAATTGTGAAGTGTGGCGGCGGGGATGGTGACCCGCCTGTGAGAACGGCAGGACGCTACAGCGTGACGGTTGCGCATCAGAAGCCGAAAAGGTGAGCGCACAATAGCCGAAATGCGTGAGGTCGAAAATGCGTCGATAGTCGGTTCGATTCCGGCCCACACTACTACCATATTCTTTCGGAGGGTCATCATGCAAAAATTTGTCCCGCTACTGCAATCCATCGCCGCCATCGTCGCAAAGTTGAATCCCGTGCCGTTTCTCGACAGCGTTGAAGCGGAGTATGGCCGCACTGCGAAACTGGCACTGATCACCGTGGTGGTGCTTGTGGCTGTCGCTGTGCTGGGCTACAACGCCGACAGCGTGCTGACGTGGGCGGGGGTGGCGCCGTGAGGGGTTGTCTAGCGCAATTGTTGGCCGGCTGCGGGCCGGTGTGTCTGTTGATTGTATGCGTTGCTGCGTGGGGTGTTAGCCAATGCCTATTTTCGTAGCGCCCGGCGGTGGCGCTTCCATCACAATCGATACTCGTGCCAATCTGTTGGCATCCACGCCGGCACAGGCGACGGCAGCACTCGCCAGTGATACGCTTGAGCCGATGCTATGGGATGGCGCGGCGTGGTACGTGGCACCGCTGGAACTCATCGAGCAAGCCAACGCCGTGGACATGGGGCTACAACCGCCGATGGTGCAGAACGACAGATCGGGCTATTCAGCGACCTACATCACGGACAAGACCATCTACAACAGCGCCATAGGTGGCAACGCCAACGAGGATGAGGGCAGCGTGCGCACGAGCAGCGGGGTGTTGCAGGCGTATCTAAATGGCACCTGGGCGGATGTGGTGACGGGCTTTCGGTTCCGCGAAGATTCGGCAGGCTATTACGAGTTAGAGCATAAGCCGGTGGGTTTTACGTGGTGGCTGGAAGTGATGAGCGGCAACAGTGACGACCTGGGGCTTAATGGCTTGCCACTGGTGCAACAGTACAGGGTGAGCATGGGGGCGTATCCGGTGCATGAACAGATACAAGGCAGGGAGATAACCGCATGAGTACATTTTACATTGATGCGACCACCGGCAACGACACGACCGGAATAGGCAGTAGTGCTACGCCTTGGGCAACACTCGCCAAATTTCTCTCCAGTAGTGCGATCGGGGATACATGCATTTGTGCGGCGGGAACGTACACATGGGCGACGGCGACCATATCTGGTCGCACCGTGCAGGGGCCAAGCGCTGACAATCCGGCGATTTTTGATGGTGCGGGGGCGGCTGTTAAGTGGACTGTATCGGGCGGTTCAGCATTTGTAAATATCGAATTCACAAATGCTGTTTCTCCCTCGACTCAAACATTTTTCCAGATTGACACATCATCGCTGATTGAATTTGCAGCATGTGTATTTAGCAACCTGACGTGGAACGGTGGATCCAACGACGGATTTGTCGGACCGTCAGTCGCTGGAACGACGCCAACAATGGCGGTACGGTTTACGGGATGCCTGTTCGACGACATCATAGCGAATACGGGGTCAGGTCGAATTTTATTTAGTCAGCGAGCCGGGGGATTTTTCGACACCCCACTGACAATGGAATTTTTCAATTGTATTTTGTATTTTGGCAGCACATCACCGACAACATTCTCATATCTATTCAGCGAGCATGAGGCGTCGTTGGAATTGTATGTCGTTATGACCAATACGATAATCGCAAATGAAACAGGCGCGGCGCTCACCTGGTCGCCCACAGCGTCATTTGCAAGCGCGCTGACTCATTGCGATTTTTTCAATATCACGAGTGTCCCCGCAGGCACCGGCAACATTACCAGCAATCCGCTTTTTGTAGACCCTGCGGGCAACAATTTCGCGTTACGCCCTACGTCACCATGCATCAATACAGGTACGCTCGTATGAAAGTTATTGTGTTGGCCGAAGATGATGTCATTGACGGGATGCCCCGCGCAGCGGGCGAGGTGGTCACGGTGGCGGATGACTACGCCGGTCCAGTGCGGCGGGTGGTAGTGGTGGACATTGACAAACGCAACCACAAACAGCGTGATGAGGCAATCGCCAAGGTTGACGACCGCAAAAGAGGCGTGGCATTCCGCGAGGGGCTAGAGAAGCTACGGGCAATTTTGCAGGCAGATTACCGGCAATTCTGGAATGCATTGCAGCGCAACCCTGACGTGCAAGAGGCCATCATTGCTGAGATGCGCGAGAATCCGGCACTATTGCGGCGGGCGCTTGATGGCCCGCAGTGGTTTGTTGACGAGGTAACAAAGCGTTTCGGGAAGGCAGGCAAGAATGCTAAATAAAACCAAGATGGTAATCAGAGCATGTACAGGCGAGAAGGCAACCCTAGAGGCGACCGTTCAAGGATGGGCGGGTGAAATTGCTATGTGTACGGATGCGGGCAATGAGGGGCGCTTACTCATCTGTCCGGCAACGGAGGGCGCTTTTGTGTCGCCCATCACCGGCAGCAATCCTCCGACCATTACCGGCAGCCGCAGCACGGACACGTCTAGCATTCTGGCGCAACTGCTGACTATGTTGGAGGATGCATTGATCATTGTGGATAGTACAACGTCATGAGCTACACAATTTGCAACGTCTATTCACTGCCATCAACCTACGCATCATCATCGTTGCGCGCTCAGCTTTACGACAGCGGCAACAGTGCGGTGGGCAGCGAAATCAGCACAGGCTTTTACAAACGCACGGGCAGCACTACCATTTTTGCCCACGCGCTGACCGTGCCTGATTCGCATGTCGGCTGGTGTGATGTGTACGTGGATGGCGCGTCATCGGTGATCATTGCGTGCATTCCGATCAACCCGCAGGAGGTTGAAAATGCGAATGTCAAAACGTCAACCCGTGGCACATCCACATTGACGACTAGCGACATTGACGCCCGCCTTGCTGCCTATGACGCGCCGACCAAAGCGGAGTTGGATAGCGCGGTGGCACCACTGGCCACACAGACAAGCGTGGATACACTAGCCGGGTATGTAGACACCGAGGTGGCGTCCATCCTTGCAGCGGTAGACACGGAGATCACCGCTATCAAGGCGAAGACCGACAACCTACCGGCAACGCCAGCGGCAACCACAGACATACCTGGCACGGCGGCTATTGCAACCGCTATCTTTGCTGTGGCGGTTGAGACTGGCCACGACCTGACCACGGTGCTACGGGCTATCTATGCAGCCATTCGTGGCCGCAGTGTGGCTGACGATGCCGATGATCCGACAACCATTACCTATTATGCACCGGACAATAGCACTGCCAGGGTAACGCACACGTTGACCGACACAGAGCGGACGGTGGCATAGTGGACAGATTTAAGCGCATTGCCCACCGTGGCTGGCTGCGACGCTTTCTCACCGTTGCCACGTTCGGCTATTTTCCAGCCCGCGATATTGTCGGCAAAGTATGCGCTAGTATCAGCATGACGATACCCGGTGCATCGTTCGCGCTGTCTACGCCTGGTGCATCGTTTACCATGACCACGCCATCAGCATCGACAACAATAGCAGCGCCATCAGCATCGACAACGATGGCGATACCCGGCGCAACGATTGACATGGAGGATTGTACCTAATGGCAGTATCAAGTGCACTGACCGTCATACCAGCCGAGGAAGGCACGGCAAAAGCGACCGTGACATTTATCGACGAAACCGGGGCTAGCGTAACACCGTCCTTGGTGACGTGGACATTGACCGATACCAGTGGCAACGTAATCAACTCGCGCCAAGACGTCAGCGTAACACCAGGCGCATCGGTGTCTTTCGCCATCTACGGTGACGATTTAGCCGTGAGCGGCAACGATGTGCGGCGCTTGCTGCTGGTTGAGTGGACATATAGCAGCAGCCTTGGCAGCAACCTGCCAGGCAAAGCGCAGGCCGCTTTCTCGATTGCCGAGCTAGTCGGCGTGACATGATCACCGCTGGCGTTACCTCCGACGACCTGCGTCTTGTGGCGGCGCTGTTGCTGCTGGCGTTGGTGGGCGTGGCGTGGTGGTACGATGTGGTGAGGAGGGGTAAATGAGCGAACAAAGACGACCGGTGCAACCTGTGCGTGTGAGTTATGCGTGCGATAAGTGCGGCGGCGACGTGCTGCCGACTGGGGCATGTTTGACCAGCAATCCGGCGAAATATCCGCACTATTGCACGCAATGCGGCGAGCGATATACGTTTACGGTGCTGTATCCACGGATTGAGTACGTTGACGCCGTGGATGTCGCCAACGACCTAGCGCGCAAATTGCTAGACCTGCCGCCGACGTTTGAGCAGCGGCGTGATGCGAACGTGGTTGCGTTGACGGAGATACACGACATGGCGTGGGGAGATGGCAATGAGTAATTATGTCACCCTGGCTGGCAGCGATGCGCTTGGCGTAATCTCAATTGGTGGCAGCCTGCTTACAACTGGCACGCTTTACCTGGATTCAACTGTGCCGTCCACTTGCGCCATTGGCATTGACACTCTGCGCCAAATCCGCATCCTGTTGCGCTGCATTCAACAGCATGGCCACCTCGTCAACGATGGCGACTTGGTAACGATGGTGCAATCGGCGGTGGGGTATTGTGGCGAAAAGGCGGCGGAGATCGAAGCGCTGTTGCCGGCGCATGGCATGTTGGAGGATGGCGAGTAGTGGCGAAACAGCGCATCATCATCGAGGACGTTGAGGATGAAACCGACGAGCCGTCGAACGTTGGCGCCGTTGCTGCGCTGATGGTGTTCGTGCTGCTGGTGATTGCATGGTGGACGGGGAAGTAACGTGGCATTGAGTGAAAAGCACAGAGCTGTAGCCGATGAGTATCTACGCTGTTTTAACCGACGGCAGGCTTACCGCGCCGCTTATCCCGACACGAGTGACACGGTAGCATCATCGAATAGCTGGCGCCTGTGGCAGAATCCCGAAATGCAGAAGTACATCAGCCAGCGACTGGCTGAAACCGCTATGTCAGCCGATGAAGTGCTGATGCGGTTGGCCGAGCAAGCACGGGGGGATATTGGCGATTACCTGACTACTGCGCCAAATGGTATCGACATAGTTGTCGATTTACCCAAGGCAATCGATGCCAACAAGTCTAGGCTGATCAAGAAGCTTACACAGAAACGCACGACTCGCACCCGCGACGATGTAGTAGAAGAAGATGTTGTCACCTCCATTGAGATGTATGACGCACAAGCGGCGCTAGGGTTGATAGGCAAAAAGCACGGGCTATTTGTGGACAGAAGCGAAAACCGCAATTATGACATTGACCTGTCCAAACTGACTAACGAGCAACTCGAACGTGTGGCAGCCGGGGAAGACCCGTTGCAGGTGGTGATTGATGGCTACATCGCTACAAATAAGAGCGGCGGCTGAACTGGAACGGCGCAAGCGGGGCGCCGTCGGTGTTAGCCCGTTTGCCGAGTATCGCTTTGAGCCGATCCGCTACATTATCGAGAAACTCGGCTGGCACCCGTGGGCCGGCGATGCTGAGCACCCCGGACAGGTAGAAGTGCTGCAAGCCTATGAACTGGCATTGCGGCAACTGCATGAACGATACGACTATGAGCAAGGCAACCTGACCGCAGACCAGTTGCAATACTGGACACCTGGCCAGGTGATAAAAAATAGAATACGCATTGAAGCAGGCCATACTGTGGGCAAGACTAAGCTTGCGTCGGGCATCTTGTCTCATTTCTTCGACACATGCACGCCGTCTATTATTTACAGTTTTGCACCAACGTCTGAGCAGATTAATGACCTGCTATGGAAGGAAATTAGAACCGACCGTCGCAAAAATAAACTACCGGGGCGAGTGGCTAAAATACCTTACTTGTCATTTGATGGAGACGAAAACCCTGATCATTTTGCAAAGGGGCGCGCCACACAAAACAGTGAAACGGAAAGCATCCAGGGGCAACACGGACGTTATCTCATATTCGTGATTGATGAGGCCGAAGGCGTGGCCGACTACGTGTATGATGCGGTTGAGTCAATGACATCGGGTGGGATTGCACTTGTGTTGATGTTGGCAAATCCACGGACACGGGTAAGTAAATTCTATAAGCAACGCCTGCGTGATGATGTGTCCAACTTTCGAGTGTCATGCATCTATCATCCTAATGTGTTGGCGGATCGGGAAGTCGTGCCGAGCGCTGTGCGACGCCAGTATGTGGAAAGCATGATTAAGGACCACGCCGAACAAGTTGAACGGCATAATGAAAACGATCATACTTTCGAGCTACCTTGGCGAGCCGGTGTAATCTACAAGCCGGATTCGGAAATGATGTTCCGTGTACTTGGTGAACCGCCGTCTAATTTGTCAGATAATACATTTGTGACAGTGGGGCGGTACGAAGCGGCCACAAAGCGCACACCTGTCAGTCACGAGCCGGCCAAAGCGCGTATCGGTGTTGATGTTGCAAGATACGGCACGGATGCCGGAACCATCTATTGCCGGCACAATGGCGTAGTGTGGCGAGAGGCGGCGATACAGGGGCAGGACACGAACGCATATCTGGACAAGTTACGTCCACTGTTTGACCGACTAAAAGATAGTGGCGTGACCGATATAGAAATCAGAGTTGATGGCGGCGGCGGCTATGCATCCGGCATCATTGACCCGCTCAAAATTGATATGCGATTCCGTAAAATGTTTGACGCTATCGCTTTGCGGGAAGTGCACAACAATGGCACTGCGTATGATGCCAACAGTTACTATGACATAGTGACGGAGATGTACGCTCAGGCTGCTGAATCGCTGAAGGGTATTCGCATTCGCAATGCGCCGCCATTGTTAGAGGCGGATTTAACCGAACGCCCATACAAGTATGTCAACGATAGCGGACGCAGTGTGAAGAAATTGACCGACAAAGAACAGTTCAAAAGCAAGCACGGGCGTTCACCAGACGATGGCGACGGCTTCGTGTTAGCGGTGGCACCGGATCATATATTTACGCAAGTTACCGCCGGCACATGGGGGACAAGAAAGAAACGATGAGCAAACGCAACAACCGACGCAAGCAGCAACCAACCGTGAACGCCCGCAGCATCCGTATGCAGCGCACCATGTTGGACAATGCCGCCGCTATGGGGCAGCTTGGCAAAGCGTTCCAGGGTGACCGTGATTACTACAATAAATTGGGCTATCCGGTTGAACTCAATTTTGAACACTTCCTATCAAAGTACATGCGGGAGGACATTGCGGCCAGGATCGTCGATTTTCCGCCTGAAGAAACGTGGGGCGATGGTGTCACGATCATGGATGGCGACGACTCCGATCCGCTAGACGACACGCCGTTCGCCACCGAGTTTGCTGCATTGTCTGAACGCTTGCGCCTGGCCCATTACTGCGAGCGTGCCGACAAAATGGCGGGCGTTGGGCGTTATGGCGTGTTGCTGATTGGCGTGGCTGGCGATGCGGCATTGTCCATGCCGGTGGAACGTCTAGCCACAGCCGCCGATGTGCTGTACCTACGCCCTTATGCCGAGATGAACGCCGATATTAATACGTTTGTGACCGACCCGACCAACGAGCGCTACGGGCTGCCAGAACTGTACAACATCACCATGATGTCAGGCGCCAACGGGCAGGGTACAACCACCGTGCCGGTACACTGGACGCGCATTATCCACATTGCTGAAGGCTTGCTTGACAATGATGTCTATGGAATGCCACGGTTGCAGCGCGTCTACAACAAGCTCGATGACCTTATGAAGACCGTAGGCGGCAGTGCAGAAGCAACATGGAAGTTAATGCGCAAGGGTGGTATTTTCAATATTGCACCCGATGCACGGCTATCGGAGGCAGAAGAAGCGGCATTTGAGGAGCAGATAGACGAGGCTGACCACGGGCTACGGCGCTATTTTCAACTGAGAGGCATGGAGTACACGGATCTGGGCGGCGAAGTCGTTGACCCATCCGGCATTGTTGACTTGATTCTGTCGCTGATCTCTGGCACCACCGGCATCCCGAAGCGTATCCTCATCGGCAGCGAACGTGGCGAACTGGCCAGCAGTCAAGACGAGCGCAACTGGGCAAAGAGGGTGGCGAAACGTCAGCGCAACTGGGCAGAGCCGGTGGTACTGCGCCAGTTAATTGATCGATTGATTCGCTGGGGCGCATTACCTGCACCGCAGACGGGCAGATACCACGCCAAATGGTGGCCGTTAGCCGAATCGACGGCGTTGGAACAGATGGAACTAGCGCAGGGGTATTCGCAGGTTATCGAACGCATGGCGCAACCTGGCATCGAACAGATTGTCAATGTGTCAACGTTCCTAAAAACCTTCGTGCCAGATTTGCCAACTGAGGCCATCGTTGACGAGGTGGCCATGCTAACCGATGAACTGATGTCAGTTGATGGACCGGACACTATGACAACCAACATGCTATGGAGTAATGGCACCTATGCCCACCGCCACTGAGACACGCAGCGTTGACCCGACCCGTACATCGGTGTTACGCAAGCGCTATGCACAGCACTATCGAGCCATGTGGCGGCGCGTCAACACTACGATCAATGAGTACGTTGACAGTGTGGACTTCAGCCAGCCACTAGCCCTGCGTATGATTGAGTTTAACCGCTTCGTTGACACATTGCTACAACATGAGTTCGGGCGTACCGAAAACGACCGGGAGCGCGGTGTGCGTGCGATGGCGATGGCGGCGTACATGCGAGGCATTGCGCAGGCAAACACCGAGGTCGAAGAGGAGATGCCACCGGCCCAACAGGCGGTGTATCAGCCTGACCATAACGACGCCATCGGGGCGCTAATTTTGCTGCTATCCACACAACTGATGAGCGTACGCACTGGGTTGGCGGGGCAGTTACTGCAACAGTATCAGCAAGCGAATGGTGCCACTGACGCCAAGGCGGCATTGCGCAAACAAATCCAGAAGG